TTGGGCAATTCTGGATCCTACCGCTTTTGCTAAGGTTATTGAGCCTTAAAAATGAAATACAGAAATAAAAGAACCGGCATTTACTTCCAATCCAATGCCATCTGTAAAGGTGATGAAATTGAATTAGTGGAAGAAGTGCCGGCTTCTTCTGAAGAAAAGCCAAAACCAAAAAGAAAGAAAGCGAAGGAATAGGATATGGCAGACACCACAGCTTATGCAACAGTAACGGATGTAGCTGCCTTCACCGGCAATACATACACAGCGGATGAACAAGCACGGATCAATTCATTATGTGCAGATGTTTCTGACAGGTTAAGGCAGTATGCTTTAGATGTTGGAAAAGATCTGGATGAAATGATTGCAAGCGGAAATCCGCTTCAATCCGTAGTTAAATCCGTAACAGTGGATGTTGTGGTGAGGTGTTTAGCAACACCAACGGATGAAACACCTATGACACAGTATTCACAGAGTGCTTTAGGGTATTCAGTGAGCGGAACATATTTAGTTCCCGGTGGTGGTATTTTCATCAAAAACTCAGAACTGAAAATTTTAGGCATTAAGCGCCAGCGCTATGGAGTGATTGAACCATATGATTCATGGCATAACGGTAACCTTAATTAATCAGGTTCAAAGTGGCGTGGATGCGTTTAACGCTCCAATTTATACCGAAACCGAAACAGAAGTTGATAATGTGTTGGTTGCACCTTCAAGCACTGATGATGTAACTGAATCCCTAAATCTATGGGGTAAGAAAGCAGTTTACACATTAGGTTTGCCAAAAGGTGATAACCATGTTTGGAAAGATCAGAAAGTAAGATTTTTTGGCGAAACATGGCGTGTTATTGGACTACCAAAACAAGGCATTGAAGCTAATGTTCCAACACAGTGGCATATAAAGTGGATGGTTGAACGGTATGAATAAAGGGTGGACAGTTTGGATTGAGTACAAAAAGTTTGGTGAAGTTATGAAATCAGATGAAATGAAGGTCGCTTGTAAGGAAGTGGCGGATAACATTGCATCAAAAAACAGTAACTTCAGCGCATCCACCTATGTTGGGAAAAAGCGTGCCGGTGCAATTATCTGGGATAACAGTTCTGTATTAGACAATAAGTTACTAAAGGCGGTGAGATAGTGATTGAAAAAGTGATTTTAGATTATCTTTCTACCACTTTGAACCTTCCGTGCTATATGGAAGTTCCACAGAACCCACCAACAGAATTTATTGTCATTGAAAAAACAAGCAGTGGTAGATCTAATTACATTGATTCTTCCACATTAGCCATTCAGAGTTACGGTGAAAGTTTATATGATGCCGCTTCTATAAGCGAATCTGTAAAAGAAGCAATGTATAATTCCGTCACCTTAGATGAAATTGCAAGTTGCAGATTGAACAGTGAATATAACTTCACTGATACGAGAATGAAACAATACCGATACCAGGCGGTTTTTGACCTGGTGCATTATTAAGAAAGGAAATAAGTTATGGCAACAGTAACTAATGTTTCAGCTGGCAAGCCAAAGGTTGGTGGTGCTATTTACCGTGCCGCTTTAGGAAGCGCACTTCCAACAGATGCTTCAACCACTTTGGATGCCGCTTTCAAACTGTTAGGGTATGTCAGTGATGATGGCTTAACAAACAGCAATTCCATTTCAAGTGAAGATATTAAAGCATGGGGTGGTGACACGGTTTTAAGCATTCAGAGTGACTACACAGACACTTTCCAATTTACTTTATTGGAAGTGCTGAACCCTGAAGTATTAAAGGCTGTTTATGGTTCAACCAATGTTTCCGGTGCTTTAGCTACCGGGATCACTATTGAAGCCAATAGTACCGAAAGAGAAGAAGCCGCTTGGGTCATTGAAATGGCCATGCGTGATGGAGCTGTTAAACGTATCGTTGTCCCGGATGCTAAAATTACAGAATTAGGCGATATTGTCTATTCTGACAGTGAAGCAGTGGGATATGAAACTACAATTACAGCTTATCCGGATGCTTCCGGCAATACTCACTATGAGTACATTTTAAGGGCATAGGAAAAATGATAAAAGGCAGAACAGTTAGTGGATTTGATTTTGAAATTGATGAAGGTATGGTTGATGATATGAGATTCATTGACGCTTTGGCGGAAATGGATTCAGGATCATTACTTGCTGTAAGCAAGGTAGCAAATCTTATGTTTGATGCAGAGCAGAAAGAAAGACTTTACAAGCACCTTTCTGAACTGTCAGAAGACGGAAGAGTTCACACAGAACCATTCATCAAGGAAATAATTGAGATTTTCAATTACAATCAAAAAACAAAAAACTGATTGCCTTTGCCAACATGATAAGAACGGATGAAACAGCAGTCATTTGTGATTTAGCTGAAACATACCACATTTTAGATTATAGGCAGCTGCCGGCAACATTGGTGGCTGCCTTATGTGTTGGCTTAAAGGCAGATTCAAGAATAAAAATGAAGATAAACGGTAGAAAGATACCGTATGAATTAGAACTATTAATGGGGGCAGTTGATAGGTTGACAATGCTTGTCTATGCAAATTCAAAAGATGCACAGAAAGGCAGAAATAAACCTAAATTGCTCCTGGAACAATTGTATGAAGAACCAGAAAAAGCAATGGGGTTTGATTCTGGTGATGAATTACTAAGATTCATAGAAATGGCAAGAAAGAAGGTGGCATGATGCCAGAAGGAACACAGGCCGGTAAAGCGTATTTGCGAATAGTTCCGGTTGCACAAGGCATTCAAGGTGAAATAACTAAAATACTGAATGCTGAAGCTGGTGATGCCGGTGAAACAGCAGGTAAATCCATTTTTTCAAAAATGAAATCCGCCTTAATTGGTTTGGGTATTGGCAAAATGGTTGTAAACCTGTTAAAGCAAAGTTTGGAAGCTGGTGGGCAATTAGAACAGTCAATGGGTGGTATTACTGCCATTTTAGGTGAATCCGCATTCCAACAGGTTAACGCTTTAGCGCAGAATGCTGCTAAGGAATTACAAATTTCCGCCAATGACTATATGCAACAGGTAACTTCTTTCAGTGCCAGACTGTTGCAGGGTTTAGGTGGTGACACGGAAGCGACAGTTCAGTATGCAGACATGGCTATTAGGGACATGTCAGATAATGCCAATAAAATGGGGACTTCCATTGAAAGCATTCAGAACGCTTATCAGGGTTTTGCTAAAAACAATTTCACCATGTTGGACAACCTAAAGTTAGGATATGGCGGTACACAGACAGAAATGATCCGTCTTATCAATGATTCCGGCATTTTAGGCGAAACAATAACAAGTTTGAATGGAATTAGCCTGGATCAGATGATTTTGGCCATTCATACAGTACAGGAAAACATGGGTATTGCTGGAACATCAGCTGAAGAAGCAAAAAATACCATACAAGGCTCTTGGAACGCTTTGGGAGCTGCCTGGACAAACTTTGTAGCAAACATGACACTTGGTGAAGACATTCAGCCTTCTCTTGATGCGCTGACAGAAACGCTTCAGGCAGTGTTGGATAATGTTATCCCAGCAGTAACTAATGTTGTTACAACAATGTTTCCGGCTATTCTGCAAACTGTTATTACAAACTTACCAACAATCATGCAGGCAGGTGTTCAGATGATTACACAGTTGATTACCACTTTGGCACAGAATTTACCACAGTTATTAAGAATGGGACTTCAGCTGATTAAGGAATTGGCTAAAGGGTTGCTCCAGGCACTTCCAGAAATCGCATCAGCGTTGAAATCCTTAATTTCATCCGCTATATCATACCTGTTGGGAACTATTGCACAGTGGGTTTCTATGGGTTCACAGCTGCTTCAGGGATTGGCTAAAGGTATTGGAAATGCTGTAGGATCCGTTATATCTAAGGTAAAAGGATATGTTGGCAACATCATTTCTTCTGTTAAGAAGTTCTTTGGTATTCATTCACCGTCAAGGGTATTTGCTGAAATCGGTGAAATGAATATGTTAGGTTTGGCACAGGGTATTGAAGACAACTTGAAGCCTGTATCAGAAGCAATGAATGAAGCCGCTACATTGGCATCCAGCGATTTTGAAAGCACCTTATCGCTTGGAACTATGAGCGGTTTAGGTGATTTAGCTGGTAGTACATCAACAACCAATTATGGTGGTGTAGCAATCAATGTTTATGCTACAGATGGGCAATCAGCAAGAAGCATAGCAGAAGAAGTTATGAATATTATGCAAAATGAAGTAACTTCACAAAGGTTGGTGTTTAGATAATGGCAAACTACTTTACATTTGATGGTGTATTAAGTACCACTTATAACACTTACATTGCAAAATCAAATATGTTTGATGCGCCTGAAGAAGATGTTGAACCTATTTCAATTCCAGGATCAAACAGAATAGTTTACCTTCACAAAGGATGCTACAAACCGTTCACTATCAATGCAGAATGTTATATTCCAAACAATATGCAGACAGATGTTGATGGCTTAAGAGCGTTTCTGAAATCCAGAAACAAGGAATGCAAGTATATTGAATCCTTGAAGCCTACTGAATAC